AAAAGAGATCCGTCGTTCCTCCCCACTCTGCTTAACAAGGATTTTAATCTCCCCGAAAACAGCAACGCCGCATGGCTGACTTACGAGGCCGCCGTGAATGAGACAGTTGTGCCGATGGATTATTTGGAACATAGTTACGCAATAGGCGGCTGTGACTTATCCAGCACAACAGACCTCACCTGCGCATCGTTGCTGATAAAAAAGCCAGACGATGATAATTATTACGTTCTGCAAAAATACTTCCTGCCACAATCCCGCGTGGATGATGTTGAAAGCGGGAGCAAGCGAGAAGCTCCGTATAAACTATGGGCTGAGCAGGGATGGCTTCATATCTGCGAGGGTGCGGCGGTTGATTATCATGCTGTGACGCAGTGGTTTATTGATATGGTCGAACAGCACGATATCCGTCCACTCTGGATTTGCTACGACAGAGCTTTGGCCGGATACTGGCAAAACGAAATGGCGGAGTATGGGTTTGAAATGGTTAAGATTGCTCAAGGCGCGTACACGTTCACATACCCGATGAAGCGCATGGGCGCAGCACTGGAAGATCACAAGGTTGTATCCAACAACAACCCTATGTTGCGCTGGTGCTTTTTGAATACGGGCGTTAAAACGCTAAACCGCGACGGTATCAATTCAATCCAACCCGTTAAGACCGGAGCAACAAAACGCATTGATGGCATGGTATCACTTCTTAACGCTTGGGTCGGCTACTGCGACAAAGAAGATGAATACATGCGCTATTTACGATAGGGGTGATAATTTGAAATTCAGAAATGCAATCAAGGCGATTTTCGGCGGCATCAAAAAGTATGTCACCTCCGGTTGGCGGGAAATCGGCACCTACAATGCCACATTCTCCGCATTCGGGTCTGATATTTATGCCAATGAGGTGGTGAGGGCGTGTATCCGGACGCTGGCCGAGCATACAAGCAAAGCGAATGTCAAGGTCCTGCGGGATGGCGGTCCGGGTGACAGAAAGCTCCAACGCATGATTCAGTATCGGCCAAACCTCTACATGAACGGTAAAGACTTTTTGTATAAGGTGCGGACATTACTAGAAATCAATAACGTGGTGTTCATTTATATCATGCGAGACGAATTTGGAAAATGCGTCGGATTATATCCCATGCCGACCGCTCAATTAGAAGCGGTTGAGGCGTCTGGCGGGTTATATATTACATTTCGATTCCCGTCCGGCGTGGTAATGACGCACTCGTGGGAAGATTTAGCCGTGCTCCGCAAGGATTACAATACCTCAGATATTTGGGGCGATTCAAACGGCGCAATTCTGACAAGCCTTGACCTATTGAACACTACCAACGAGGGCATGGCTAATGCCATTAAATCAACGGCAAACCTTAGAGGCATACTCAAGACCACAAAAGCTATGTTAAGTCCGGAAGATGCGAAAAAGCAAAAAGACCGTTTTGTCGAGGATTACATGGGGCTGACAAATTCATCCGGCATTGCGATGTTGGACGCTACACAATCGTTTGATCCGATCGAAATTAAACCGGCGATTGCAAATTATAAGAATGTTGAGGAATTGCGGAATAACATTTATCGGTATTTTGGCGTAAACGAGGACGCGATACTTTCTAAGCTTTCCGGCGATAGCTGGGAGGCTTTTTATGAGGCGCGGATTGAACCTGTTTTAATCGCGCTTGGTTTAGAACTGACAAACAAGATCTTCACAGAACGAGAACGCGGGTTTGAAAACGAGATTATTTTTGAAAGTAATAGAATGCAATATATGAGTACGGCAAACAAGCTGGCGCTGGTGCAAATGGTTGACCGAATGGCTATGACACCCAACGAGTGGCGGCAGGTTATGAACATGGCTCCCGTTCCGTGGGGTGACGAACCGCAAAGCTGGCAGAACCCCAAGGCGACAGAACAGGAGGTCGATGATGATAACCAAGAATAGGAATTATAGGAGTTTTGAGGTCAGGGCATCCGAAGAGGGTGCCTTTGTTGAAGGCTATGCACTCGTGTTCGATACAGAAGAAGTCATGTACGAATACGATGGGATTGCCTACAAGGAACAAATCAGATCCGGCGCTCTTGACAGCACTCTGATGCAAGATGTGGTTCTGAACTTCAACCACGGCGGAAAGCCGGTGGCACGAACAAAGAACGGAACACTTGAATTGAGAGTAGACCCAGTCGGCCTATTTGTCAGAGCGGATCTCTCCGGCACAGAAGAAGGCCGGAGGCTCTATGAGGAAGTGAAAGGTGGATATCTAGATAAGATGTCGTTTGCCTTCACGATAAATGCGGACGAATACAACAAGGAACAACATCTCAGAACGATCACGGAGGTGAAGCGGATCTATGATGTTGCGATTGTTGATATTCCGGCATACGAAAGCACGTCGGTGCAGGCTCGTTCATTCTTTGAGGTGGAGGCCGAGAAGGAACGCGCGGAGGCGCGGAACGCTCTTGAACTGGCGAAAGCAAAATATTTTTACGGAGGTACTGAATGAATATCGACGAAATGAACCTCGAACAGATAACCGCTAGGCTTGCGGAACTGGATGACGAGGTAAGAGCAGCAACCGCCGCGGAGGCTGTCAACAAAGCCGCAGACGAAAAGAAAGAATTGCTGGCAAGGAAAGCTGAATTAGAAGACCTTGAACAGCGCAAACAGACCGCTCTTGATATTGCGAGCGGTATTTTAACGCCCAAAATCATCGACACAAGAAAGGAAGATAAACCAATGGAATTTGAAAACATGAGGCCCGAAGATATTCGCGGCACCGAAGAATACCGCAGCGCGTTCCTTAAAGGATTGCAGAATAAACCATTGACCGATATGGAAAAGAGAGCCAACGAGATGGCATCGACCGACGTTGCGGGTGTTATCCCGACCATGACGCAGGAGCGCATTTTCAACAAGCTGAAACAGTACGCGCCGCTCATGAGCGAGATTACTCTATTGCAGGTGCCGGGGAATGTGACCTTCGCGATTGAGGGCACTAACAACGCCGCTGCGAAACACGCGGAGAATGACCTGATCTCTCCCGCCGCTGACACTATGCTTTCCGTCACCCTTGCAGGATACGAAATCGTCAAGGTACTTCGCATCTCCAAGACGGTGCAGGCTATGGCGATTAACGCTTTTGAGAGCTGGCTGGTTGATATTCTCGGCGAGAACATTGCAGCTAAGATTGGCGAGTACATCATCTATGGTGATGGTGATGGCGATCCGAAAGGCATCGACTATGCTGCTACTTGGACCGACAACACCAACGCTGTTGTTCCTGCGGGTGCGAAGTACCCGACTACCGCCGAGCTTGTCGAGCTGGTTTCCTACCTCAAAGGCGGCTATCATCGCAATGCCAAGTGGCTTATGAACTCCACCGACTTCTGGGGCGGCATTGTTGCGGCTCAGGACAACAACAAGTATAAGATTCTGACCGACGACTATCAGAGGCTTCTTGGTTATCCAATCTTGCTTGACGACAACGTGGCGTCTGGCGATATTTTCTTCGGCGACTTCAAGAAGGTTGTCGGCAACCTCTCGCAGAACATCACGGTTGACCGCTCCACCGAATCTGGGTTCCTCTACAACAGCATTGATTACCGCGGAACTGCTATTTTCGATTGCGACATCGCCGTTGGTGAGGCTTTCGTGAAGTGCGCCAAAACCTTAACCGCTGGCAAGTAAGGAGGATTTAACATGGCAAGATTTTTAGGCATGCTGCCTACCGACATTGACAGGAAAAGTATGCCGGAATTAAAGGCCGGTGTACTCTCCTTCACAGCGGAAGAAATGGCAGACCTTGACGCAGATGGGCTGCTCGTGGAGCATGAAACGAGCGCATCTAAAGCTACTACTGCGACCGTGTTTGCACACACGCTGCCGTGTCCGCGGCAGATCACCGTTCAAGTTAAAACAGAGGACGCCGGTGAGGTTACCAAGGACGCAACCTGCGTTATCAGCGGCACGAACATTGCCGGCGATACAATTTCTGAAACGCTGACATTCACGGAGAATCTCTCGACTGCTCTGACAACGGCTAAAGCGTTTAAGACCGTCACGAAAATCGTCTTCAGCGCACAGGCCGACGGAACCCCGGCGTTCAATGTTGGATGGAATGAGGTCATCGGATTGCCGTTCAAGTTCAGCGAAAAGCCGTTTGTGCTTGAAAAATTCGACGGCGCGATGCAGTTTACTGCAGGAACAATTACCGTTGACGCTGACGAAATCGAAAAGAATGTTTACGACCCGAACGGTAATCTCGACGGAACAAAGGAGCTTGAGTTATTATTCTTCATTTAGGAGGGACGTTATGGCACAAGCCGCAAGCGTAATATCGAGCGTGACATCTGGACACTACACAACCGCACAAGAAGTCACGCTGTCAACGACGGAGGCAACGGGAGAAATATACTACACGCTTGACGGTACAACGCCGACCTCCGCAAAGACTAAATACACCGAACCAATAGAACTAGGGACGGGTACAAAAACCACAATTAAGGCGGTAACGGTGACAGAGGGCAAAGATAATTCCGAAGTATTGACATTATATGTTGTAGTTGAGGAATCGTTTTTGGCTAAGATTCGCAGAGCGGTCAGGAGAAACA